GCCACCCATACTTTTGGCCGTAATTGGAAGTTGAGGTTTTGCCGTGGGTAAGGGCAGAAAAGCGACGCCTAAAGCCATCCTTAAGCTGCGTGGTTCTCGCGTTAGAGGGCCGCACAAGGCAGGAATCGACGCTCCGCCTGGCGTCCCGCCTGCTCCAGCCTGGCTGTCCGACATTGCGTCGGCTGAGTGGCACCGGATCGTGCCGATGCTTGAGGCGTCCAAGGTCATGAGCCCGCGACATCAGCAGACTCTCGCGGCCTACTGCGACTCGTTCGCCGACATGGTCCAGGCCGACCAGGAGCTGAAGGCCAACGACCCTACTGTCGTTGACGACAAGGGTAGAAAGACAAATCACCCGGCGTGGATGAGGAAGCGCGACGCGAGAAATCAGATGCTCAAGTTCGCGTCCGAGTTCGGCCTGACGGCATCTGCACTGGCGAGGGTCTCATCTGTTGACCAAGGCCCGCAAGAAGACGAAGACGACGCCCGCATGTTTGCCTGATCCCGAGGTAGCTCGGCTGGCTGTGCAGTTCTTTGAGAAGAACCTGACGCACAGCAAGGGCGAGCTCGGCGGCAAGCCTTTCCTGCTCGAGCAGTGGCAGAAGGACTACGTCGGCAAACTGTTCGGCACTATGAACGGAGACGTTCGGCAGTACCGCACAAGCCTGCTGGCGATTCCTCGCAAGAACGGAAAGAGCACGCTTTGCGCCGGGATTGCGCTGAGGCTCATGTTTGATGGCGAGCCGGGGGCGGAGATCTACTCATGCGCCGCTGACCGGGATCAGGCTCGCCTTGTCTTTGAGATGGCGAAGGTATGCGTCGAGAACTCGCCGAAGCTGCGGAGCCGCCTGCGAGTCTTCCGCAATTCCATCGTGCGTGAAGACACGCACACGACGTACAAGGCTCTGTCTGCCGAGGCGTTCACCAAGCACGGTCTCAACGCTCACGGCGTAATTTTTGACGAGCTCCACTGCCAACCTGACAGAGAATTAGTAGATGTCATGGCGACGAGTACCGGTGCCAGAAGACAGCCGCTGATCGTTTATTTGACGACGGCTGGCTATGACCGGAAGAGTGTCTGCTGGGAAATCTGGCGTTACGCCATCGCCGTAAGGGACGGTGCGATCAAAGACCCGACTTTCCTGCCTGCAATCTACGCGGCAGATGTGTCAGACGATTGGACTGCGGAGAGCACTTGGCGGCGAGCAAATCCGAATCTTGGCGTGTCGGTAAAGCTTGAAGACCTGCGAGTGCGATGCAAGCGTGCACAGGACATGCCGACCGAGGAAAACACTTTTAAGCGGCTACACCTGAATATGTGGACCGAGCAGGATACTCGCTTCCTGCAGATGGCTCACTGGGCTCAAGGCGACAAGCCGTGCCCGGTGGCACTTGATGGCCGTGAATGCTTTGCGGGCCTTGACCTTGCCACGACGTATGACACGACCTGCTTCTGTCTGTTGTTTCAACTGGACGACGGCACTTTCTGGGCCGAGCCTCACTTCTGGATTCCCGAGGAGAACATGAGGGACCGGGTGAAGCGGGACCGGGTTCCGTACGACCAGTATGCGAAAGAAGGCAAGTTGCATCTCACGCCTGGCAACGTCACAGACTTTGACAAAGTGCGTGCCGACATCGTCGCTCTGTCAAAGAAATACAACATCCGTCAGGTGGCCATTGACCGCTGGAACGCTACGCAGCTGTCCACGCAACTGCAAGGAGATGGCGTCAACGTCTTAGGATTTGGGCAGGGCTACGGCTCCATGAGTGCACCGTCGAAACAGCTGGAAGCGTTAGTAGTTGGTGGCAAGCTGCTCCACGGCGGACACCCTGTGCTGGCGTGGCAGGCCTCCAATGTGGCGGTGCAGCAGGATCACGCCGGGAACATCAAGCCGAGCAAGGCAAAGAGCAGCGAGCGGATTGACGGCATCGTCGCCCTGGTCATGGCACTCGGCATTCACGCCACATCGACCGCACCAGCACCAGAACAATCTTGGGACATCACAGTGCTATGAGCGAAAACGCCGTTCACGACTGGAAGATGATTGACCTACGCGGCGTCGATTGGACGGAGGGCAGCAACCGCACGCCGTCCGGAATCCGCGTCACGGCAGACAACTCAATGGCGTGCTCGGCCTACACGGCCTGCATTCGGGTGATCTCGGACGCTGTGAGTTCACTGCCGCTCCATGTCTACGAGCGGCTTGCCAATGGCGGCAAGGCAAAGGCTCCGACGCATCCGGTCTATCGTCTCCTGCACTCACAGCCTAATCCGTGGCAGACGGCACAGGAGTTCCGCGATTGGATGACCGGCATGTACCTGCACTACGGTGCGTCCTATGCAGAGATACGCCCTGGTGCTCGAGGTGCCGTCTCTGAGCTCTGGCCGCTGCACAGCAGCCGAATGGAGGCCGATCGTCTTGAGGACGGACGCCTGCGGTACAAGTACCGCGAGCCGAGCGGCAAAGTGACCTACTACTCGCAGGATCAGATTTTCGCACTGCGGTTCACGACAGAGGACGGCGTCAAGGCGATGCCGACCTACAAGATTTTTCAGAACGCGATTGGTCTGGCTCAGGCTCTTGAGGCTCACGGGTCCACCTACTTTGGCAACGGTGCCAGGCCCGGCATCGTGCTTGAGTCTGACAACCCGATACCACCGGAGGCGTCCGAGCGGCTCCGCGAGCAGTGGGAGAGGATGCACCGTGGGCCTGATCGTGCCTTCCGCACTGCCGTCCTGCCGAATGGCGTAAAGGCCCACGAGCTATCCGGCAGCAACGAGGCGGCGCAGTTTCTTGAGACTCGGCAGTATCAGGTAATTGAGATCTGCCGTGCGTTCCGCGTTCCTCCGCACATGATCCAAGACCTGACGCGAAGCACCTACAGCAACATTGAGGTGCAAGGCACGGAGTTTGTCCAGCACTGCCTGCTGCCGCACCTCAAGCGTTGGGAAGCGGCAATCAGCCGCGACCTAATCGTGGACGATGAGCTCTACTTTGCCGAGCACTCCGTGAGTGGACTGCTGCGTGGCGATCACGCAAGCCGATCAGCTTACTACGTCTCAGCGTTGCAGAACGGTTGGATGAGCGTCAACGAGGTCAGAGAGTTAGAAAACCTCAACCCGATTGGGCCAGAGGGAGACCAGCACTTTGTGCAGATGAACATGACAACGCTAGACCAGATCCATCAGGATGTAACTGCACCGGATACCCAGCCGCCAGCACCGGCAGACATAGGAGCGCCAGCAAATGGAAATTGAACGCCGTGACTTTGCGTTTGAGGACGAAAACGAGCTTATCGTTGAGAGCCGCGCCGATGGCCGTGCTGCCATCATCGGCTACGCAGCCGTCTACAACCGCCTATCGCTTGATCTGGGAGGCTTCCGCGAGGAGATCCTGCCGGGAGCCTTTGACAAGATCCTGACCCGCCAGAGAGGCAAGCAGGACGTTGTGGCCCTGTTCAACCACGATAGCAATATCGTGCTGGGACGCACGTCAAGCGGGACGCTGGAACTGTCCAGCGACGAGAAGGGGCTGCGGTACGTGGTAACGCCACCCGTGAGCCGAGCCGACGTGATGGAGCTGATATCGCGTCGTGACGTACGCGGCTCGTCTTTCGCGTTTACCGTGGACAAGAGCGGTGAGGGATTCCGCCAAGGCGACGACGGTAACGCCGTCCGGCAAATCAGGGAGGTGAGCGGGCTGTATGACGTTGGGCCGGTACTCGTGCCAGCGTATCCCGCCACCTCCGCTGCCGTTGCCATGCGTTCCTATGAGGCGTGGATGCAGTCGCAGCAGCCCGTAGATATCCCAGCTGAGATAGCCAAGCGTTCGCTGGTACGTGACGCAGCTGCTGCGTGGACACTGAGGCTGCGAAATGTCTGATATGCGGTGCCAGTGTGGCGAGCGTCTGCGCTGCCGCAGCAGCAGGCCTGTCGGCAACGAGCGGCAGCGTTACCTGCGCTGCCCGAGGTGCGGCGCGCGTGGCGTGGCGATTGTAAAAACAACACATTCTGAGGTGCGGTTCTGCAAGGGTCCACGGCCCTAGTGCGATTGTGAACTCCACGGCAATTCCGCCGCTGGAGACTCACCGAACATGGACAACCTCAAGAAGCTTCAGGACGAAGCTGTCACCCTTGCCAACCGCATCGACGCCGTCCGGGCTGTCGAGTCCGAAGACGCCGACAAGATCGCGGAGCGTGATCTTGAGCTTGAGCAGCTGAACAAGCGGGCCGAAGGCCTTGCCAAAAAGATCGACTTTGAGAAGTCGGTTGCCGAGTCGGCGAAGAATCTCCGGTCGGTGGTCGAGCGTTGCGCTCCGGCTCCCGAGGTGACCGAAGAGCGTGCCGTCGATGTGGAAGCCGTTTCGCACAGCGGACGGCTCCGTGCTTTTGAGAAGCACGAGGACGCCTACAAGGTGGGCATGTGGCTGCGTGCCAAGAGCGGCGACGCCAACGCGAAGCGGTGGTGTGCTGACCACGGCGTTGAGGCTCGTGCTCTCGGCGGTGCCAGCGGCAGCGGTTCTTACTTTGTGCCTGACGTTCTCTCGTCCACCGTGCTCCGCCTGGTGGATCAGTATTCTGCGTTTGCTGCCAACGCGACCAGCCTGCAGATGCCGTCCGACGTGGTGCTCTTCCCGAAGCGGACGGGCGGCACAACCGGCTACTGGATCTCCGAGAATGCAGCGATCACTGCGAGCGACCCGAGTGCGTCGCAGGTGAGCGTCACGGCGAAGAAGCTTGGCGGGGCCGTGGTTCTGTCCAGCGAGCTCCTGCAGGACTCCATCGTGTCGATCTCCGACTGGATCGCTGCGGAACTGGCTCTGACGCTGTCCAACGCGATTGAGACGGCGGCATGGGCCGGAAACCCCAGCAACGCTCCTGCTGTTGCCGGTCTTGTGACCACCTACACGGGCGGCCTGCTGGCGGCTTCCAAGGCCACCTACGCAGCCTCGCTGGTGACTGCGTCTGGCGATACGCCAGACGAAGTGACCAAGGCCAACCTGCTTGAGATGATGGCGAAAATGCCGCAGCACAGCCGTCAGGGTGCGAAGTGGTACTGCTCGCCGTACTTCTTCGCGACCTGCATGCAGGCTCTGGATCTCAACCAGGGCGGCTCGGTTGGTCTCTCGGCTGGCATGGGTCTGACGTTCCTCGGCTCGCCGGTCGTTCTGACCGACCAGCTGCCGAGCGCAACTGACTCGACCGGCGTCGTGATGTGCCTGTACGCTAACCTCGCCAACTCTTCGATCTACGGCAGCCGCCGCAGTCTCGAGATCATGTCGAGCGATCAGGTCAACTTCCTCTCGGATCAGACCGTGATCCGTGCCACGGCTCGTATTGGCATCAGCCACCACACGCTCGGCGACAGCACCAACGCTGGCCCGGTCATCGGCCTGGTCGGCTCGGCTCCGTGAGCCTAGAGGCTTGACGAGTCTGCAATTCTGAGGGGGCGGCATCCAATTCGGTTGCCGCCCCCTCTCTCGTTTAGGCAACCCATGCTCGTAAAGATTGGCGATACGGAAGCAGAGATCCGCGTGGAGGCGATATTGTCCGCCCCGCGATTTGGAGCCATGTCCAACTTCTTCGCATGGGCACAGGCTCTTACGCCACTTGGCATTAGGCCAACTATCCAGCAGGGCGCATTCTGGTCACAGGGTTTAACGCGCTGCATGGAGACGTTTATTGACAAGGCGGAGTATTTGCTGTGTATCGATTTTGATTCATTTTTTACCCGTGAAGACATTGAGCACCTGTTTGCAATGGCGCTCAGTTTTCAGTGCGACGCTCTCACTGGGTTGCAGGTAAAGCGTGAGGACGGCAGGCCGATGCTCACGCTGCTCGGCACGCTGGACGATCCTCCAGAGTCTGGCACAACGTCGCTACCGTCTACGTGGTTCGCGGAGCCAGTGCAGGAAGTGGATACGGCACACTTTGGCCTGACGATCATCAGCACAGCCGCCCTCAAGCGAGCACGAAAGCCGTGGTTTCTTGAAACGCCAAACAAAGAAGGCACATACGGCGAGGGCAGGCGTGATTCAGACATTCACTTCTGGGCCAACTGGCGAGCGTCTGGAAACCGGATTTTCGTGACGCCACGAGTCTGCGTCGGCCACGGCGAATACATGATCAGCTGGCCAGGCAAGAACCTCGGCGCGCCGGTCTTTCAGTACACAACGCAATTCAACGAGTCTCATAAACGGCCTGAAACTGCATGGAGCGTGCCACAATGAAGAGAATGAAGTTGTTGCGTCCGTACTCGAGCTACCGCACGGGGCAGATCGTCGAGGTGCCAGGCGGGCTCGCTGCCGATTGGATCTCAAGAAAGATCGCCATTGAGGACAAACAGACGCCGCTGATTGAAACGGCAACTGTAGAGCGGACAGTCGAGAAGGCAGACGCCACGCCACGACGGAGACGCAGAACGTGAAGTACCGCAGCCTCACACGCACGACGCCTCCCGTTGTTGAGCCGGTGAGCGTGTCTGATGCCAAGGCCCACCTGCGAGTGGACGGCGACGACGACAACTTCTACATCGCTTCGCTGATCTCTGCGGCCCGCGAGTGGGTCGAGGCCTACCTTGATCGCACGCTGGTGAAGACGCAGTGGACACTCAAAATGGACCGATTCCCAATCGGTGACATTGAGCTACCACGTCCACCGATGCTGCCGCTGGCTGTATCGCTGACATTCACAAGCGAGTCAGGAGCCGTGTCGGTGCTGGCGTCGAATCTGTACCGCGTGGACAGTGCGTCCACGCCTGGCGTTGTCAGACCGCTCCGCGAGGCCGACTGGCCCGCGTACATGGACGATGCCAATGCCATAACGATCACTTTTTGGGCGGGGTACGGAGATGACGGCAGGAGCGTGCCAGCTGCGATACGGCATGCAATCCTGATGCTCGTAGGCCAGTGGTACGAGCGCAGAGCAGCTGCTGACTCTATGGGTGGCAACGAGATCCCGTTTGGCGTGTCGTCTCTGCTCTCCTCGCAGAAATGGGGCAGCTATCAGTGATTGACGCAGGCAAGCTCCGCGAGCGCGTAACCGTGCAGATCGCCAGCGGTTCTACCAACACGCTTGGCGAGACGGTGCTGGCTTGGTCTGACTCGTCTGCCGTCTGGGCCAGTGTTGAGGGTGTGAGTGCCCGAGAGGCTCTTTTGTCTGGCCAGCAGGACACGACTATCACGCACAAGGTGCGGATGCGTTATCTGCCAGGCCTGACGCAGCAGATGCGGTTCTCGTGGCGTAGCAGGACGCTGGAAATCGTCAGCCTGCTCGAGCACGGAAACCGTAGCGAGCACGAAGCGATTTGCGAGGAGCGTCAGTAATGGCCAAAAATGCTGGCTCGCTAGAGCTCTCAATGGAGTTTCCAGAGCTTACAGAGCTGCGCAACCAGCTAAAGGCTCTGCCAACAAATATCGCAGCGAAACACCTCGGCGCTTCTCTGAGAAAGGCTCTCAAGCCTGGCGTTACGGCCCTGAAAAGAAACACGCCAAAAGGCCCAACTGGCAACCTGCGCAAGAGCATCAAGCTGAAAATCAAGCCGTACTACAAAGACGGCAACGCTGTTGGCTTGGTGGGCTACGACATCGGCAAGGGCAGCAAGGGATACCACCAAGGATTCCTTGAGTTTGGAACGAAAGAACGGCGCACAAAAAAGGGAAGATTTGCATCTAGCTGGAAGCGGAGCCTGCTAAACAACACTGGGTCTCTCGCTGGATTTCAGATCATCAACCCGAAGCGTGGCCGAAACGCTGGCAAGCTGGTGACAAATCCAAAGCCGCCAAAGGCATTCTTTAAGTCTGCAAAGTCAGGCCAACAGGTTAGCCTTGGGCGTATGCCAATCGGCGGGAGAACTGGAGTCGCTCCGGTCAAAACTGCCTTTGTGCAATCTCGTGCTGAGATGGTCAGCATTCTGCAGTCGGAGCTTGCCACGCGACTACAGAAGGCAGCGGACGATGCCAAGTTTCAAGCTGAAAAGGCTATGAAGAAATGAAATCACCAGAAGCCGTTTTGCGTGCCGCGCTCGTAGCGTCCGGACCTGTGTCGGCAATTGTCGGCAGCCGCATCTACCCGATCCTTGCTCCGCAGTCTGCGGCCCTGCCCGTGATTATCTGGCGGCGCAGCGGCATTAGCCGTGACCATTCGCTTTCTGGCCCGATTGGCACGCCCACGGTGAGTGTGGAGATGCAGCTGCTGGCGGAAACGTACGAGCAGGCCAGAGATCTAGCAGACAAAGCAAGGCAGTGTCTGGATGGGTACGGCGGCACTCTGAACAATACAGAGGTGAAGCACGTCTACCTCGACCAAGAGTCGGACGACTTTGTGCAGCTTGCGGGCGGCGATCTTCCACCCGTCTACCAAGTGACCCAAACATACAACGTAATCTGGCAGGAGACTTGAGCTATGGCAGCCACGCCGCATGATGGATCAGGAACAACGCTTACGTTTAACAGCGTTGGCTATACCGTGACCAGCATCACGTACAACCTGTCGGACCCTGCCACCGATCAGACAATTGACGTTTCTCACCTTGGCCTGACTGTTGGAAACGCCGTCCTCACGCAGAACAAGCCGCTCACTGGCTCCGCCACCAACACTGGCCGCGAGGTTGTTATTGAGTATCTCGGCAGTGCCGTTATTGCTGATGCGTCATCCGGTGCTCTTGTCATCACGGTTGGTTCTGGAACGTTTCTTAGCAAGAACGCCACTGTAGCTTCCTCCAGCGTCTCAATGATGACCAACGACGTTGTCAAGGGCACTGCGACGTTTAAGGTTGCCCGATAGTCAGACGGGAGAACCGTCATGGCTAACTACTGCGCGGGCGTCACGGCCAACTGGGATAGCACAGCGTTCAGCGAAGTGACTGACATCAAGGTCAGTTACGGCGGATCGCTTCCATTAGGCCGTGATTCTTTCTTCTCAGTTGACGTAGGCACTATAGAGATAACGTGCCTATCGACTGCACGCATATCTGTTTCGCAGTACGGGAAGAAAGCGGCGCTCGCCATCACTGGTGGCGGGCTCGACTTTACCGCCAAAGCTGTGTGCCAGACGCTGCAGATTGTTGGGAAGGTCAACGACGTGGCTAGGTACTCGGCCACGTTCAAAATCGTGAGGGAATAGCCGTGTCGCTTACTGCAGAACAGATTCTGGCCGCTGACGATCTTGGCTTGCTCAAGGTCAACGTCAAGGAATGGGGCGGCG